TCAACTGTGGGTAGATCGGCTGTAAGTCGAATCATGCCATTTCCTCTGATCTGCGTTCTTCTGCTGACGGTTCGTAAGCAACGCTTGCTAAATCGTTCTCTGCTAAATAGTCGTCAATGTCAAATTCAACATAACGACCACGGGGCAAAATGTTGTTCATTGACAATGTTTGTTCAATGCAATCCAAATATTGTTTTGCGCCGAACAAGTAAAGGTCTTGTCGTGCCGACTGTGCGTTTTGGTAGGTGTAGCCCTGTACGCCGATGCCCAAAAGGTATGCGGGAATTCCAGTGGCCCGAGACAGTTCAAGTGCTTGGAATTGACGCGACTCAATCAGTTGCAACTTGTTCGGGTCACTGGAGAACTCTTTGAAAGTCACGACGCTGTTAAGTGCGCCAATGGCACCAACTTGTCGAGCGTTACGCCAAGCAGCTGCAAGTTCTGAAAGGTCCTCGGCTGACATTGGTTCTGATGCGTCGGTCTGCTGAAGCCACCCGGCAGCAATCTCATTGACAGCAAAACGATCCGATGCTTGTTGCAATTTAATCGCTGTAGCAATTGCGCGGTTGCCCGTATAAAGCAGACCTTGCGACGGTGCCAAGAATTGGATGACGTCATCAGTGTTGAGTTGGACGCCGTTAAACATGATGTCATTGGACGGTCCGAAACGCTGTGCGGTCTGCTGGTCGCCCAGACTGACCATTGCGGCGGGGAGCCATTCAAACGAAAGCGGACGGCCAGTAGCGGACGACCGTGAGGTGACATACCAAAAGCCCTGACCCCACAGAATGAGGTCTGTTACCAGTTGCGAAAAAATGAAGTTTCGAGTCACGCGAGGATCGGGCTGATCCATCCACTGCTCATTGGGAATGTAAATTTCTTCGTACTCGGACCCAGTCCATTGGGTGGTGTAATGCTTAAGTTCCAAGCAGCCGACCATTGACGCGATCATCTGAATTGAACGCGAAATGGTCGGCACAGACAAAGCGAGTCGTTGCAACTCCCCGACAGAGTACGCGTAAAAATCGCCGATCTGCGCAGCTGAACCAGCCGCTGCCTGAACGGGAGCAGACGCAAACGCGGGGGTCGCATTAACTTTCTTGCTACCGAAAAGAGCCATCGCTTTCGAGTCTCTCACAGATATTTCTTGTATGTAAGTACCCCTACCCGAAAGCGAAAGCGGCTTTGTTAGACCTGACTGGTTTGGACGCGAGCATGATTCCCCACACTGCGCACCGGGCTAACTCAATCGGTCCGGGTGACTTCTGCGAACTGAGGACGATGGATCCGCCCGTCTTGACGGCCACGGCTCGAGCAAGATGTTCGGCCAGTGCGATATCGCCAGTGTGGTTGACGCGATCCTCAACGATCATGGCGCGACAAGCTGCAGTCCATTTGAGTAACTCGGCGTAGCCGACGATTTGCATACGACGACGCAAGTCTGGGGGACAATGAATTTCTAGCGATGGGGTGACCGCAAGTTTGACGGTTTGGTCGTGCATGATCCGCACAACTTCTTCCCACATTTGTGCAGCTGACTCGACAACGAACGCGACCGAGACAATGACGCGACCGTCATCAAAAGCGGTTGAGATTCCGACGTACCGCGAGTCATCAACCGATGAGTCAATGGTGAGCCACTGGGTCGGTGGTGCTGGTCGGTCGGATTTGCGATCATTCCACAAGTTGATCGGCAAATAAGAGTTTGTCGAATCAACCCACAGATTGAGGTGGCCACGAATGAACGCTTGACGGTTTGGCGAGTCGTAAGCCAACTCCAAAGCCTTGGCCGTGATGGTCGTCCCAAGCGCGGGGTTACTCCAGCCCCAATATGACCGATCCTCCAAACTCACCCCAGGCGGAAGTGACCACTCAGCGAAATAGAGCGCCGTCGGCTGACCCGAGTCAATTGCTGAGATGCCCTGTTCTCTTAGTTGCAAGAGGACGGTACTGCCCTGATCGCCCGCTGTGCTGAAGAGCATCATCATGGGATTCTTGACCGCGATCTGTGAAGGCCGTAAAGCTGTGAACACGACCTCGGGGCTTATGTCCCAGACTTCGTCAACGAGAAGAACTGATGCTGTCATTCCGTGCGCGTGAGCTGAAGCGGCAACAACTGAGATGCTCGAGCCGTCAGGGAAGTTGATCCGCTCGTCACCATTCTGCCAACGAACCTTGCACTCAAACTTCTCGTCAAGGTCACGGACAACATCACGAAACAACGCCATGCTCCGACGCTTTTGGTTAGCCACAATCACGATCGTCTGAGGCTCGCGACGTGCAGCTGCATACTCGGTAGCCATAAACCCAGCGACCGCCCGCATCACAAGACTCTTGCCGTTCTGTCGGGCCGTACTGATACAAGCCTCACGGAACACGAAATCGCCGTCGGCATCCACAGTCAAAGCATCGTTGCAAATGCGCTTTTGCCATTCCATTAACTCAATATTGAGCACGCGCTTCGCCCACGCAGTCAGGGCAGGACCAAAACTCTCACCGGGTGGAACAGGCGTCACCAACCTCGGCTCGATCCGACCAGATATGACTGAACCACCGCTGGTTCGGGCTGGTTCCTGCTGGTTTAGGCTAGTTGAGGGTATTTCGGAAGAGGGGTTCGGGGTGTGCTGTTTGTCCAAAAAAGAAAGTTTTGCGCGATTTTGTACGCGTGTCGCTGTCTTCTTGTTGACATGGATGGCACCGCGCCGAGCATTGCAACTGGCGCATGAGCCGACGATGTTGGTTCTGTCGTAAGGGTCGCCACCGCGGTCTAACTCGACAACGTGATCGGCTTGGCTACTTGGTTTCTTGTGGCACCAGTGGCAAATGGGTTCTTCTTGTAGGACTTGGGTCCGTAGTTGTTTCCATTGTTTGGTGTTGTAGATCGGGTTGCCGCTCATAGGTCAAGAGCATAGGTCAAGGTCAAGAGATACTGACGCCCAAAGCGGAAGGGCACCGCTTCGGTTGTCCTCGGTTGACATGAGATAGGCGTGTGGTTTGTGTCCCCCACTATTTAGGGCAAGTAGCCCATGGGAGCCTGTCTAGTTTTGTTCGGTGGACAACCATTCGCAATGTACGTTTGAACGCTGATCGGTCACTAGGCGCGACCGTCTACCCTCGTTCCCGAGTGTTCCCAGAGCAGGGGTCAGATTCCTGCAAGGGCTAATGCTCCTCTCGTTAGGAGCTGATGGTGTCAGTTGTGTTGGGATGTTAGACGCGCTCAGGCGTCAAGTGGTGCAGGGTCAGACTCTTTCCCAATCAGGATCGTCAAGTTCGCTGCAAGCATCAAAATACCGTTCGTCACCCACATAGCCAATTGGGCTTTCCTCATCTCTTGAAGCTCCGATGGTATATCGAGCCTGAAACTTTGTTTGGCAACACATTGGTCCTAACAATGTTTCAACAATGTCCCCGTCTTTTTTAGTAATCAGCAGGCTGTAGCCCTCTAAATGTGCGAGATTTGCAAGGGCAATGTCGTCAATTGGAGTGATAAGTACGTGCCATAAACCGTTGTGGCGTGTGAATCTAGCGTTGAGTTTCATTCAATTACCAGCGTTCGGTGTTTGTGTGTCTCAAGTCGGAGCCACTGGCCGTTGATGTTGACCTCGGCAAACTTGATCTTTTCGGGTGTGTAGAAGTTCCCGTTAATCGTCAAATATTCAACTTGGTGGTCGTTTGATATAGCGATAGCAAACACGGGCGTACAGAATGTCCATTCGTCGTTCCCTGTGTGGATTCGCATGGGGTTGATTGGTTGCTGGAATTCATTCATCGTCTGGTCTTTTCGCTAGTCGTTCGCTGATCTTCTCTAAATGGCATGGCCGCCATACGTGCACTTCTTCGCCTGACTCTTCAAGACTGTTGATCCATTCCCACTGGGTTTCGGAAACGATCCCCTTGTTGGTTTTGAGCTCCACGAAAATTGTTCCTCGGTATGGGTGGCTCATGACTAGGTCGGGGAATCCTTGGTTGCCTGTGTTTGGTGTGATCCATTTACCCGGTCGGATCTGTGCCGGCTGGGTGTGCATGACGCGCCAACCATGCAATTTAGCCAATGTTATAACGGCTTTTTGAAACTCTGCTTCAGATGGTTCAGCCACCGTTCATCAACCGATCAATGATTTCGGACGCTTCACGCTTCGTAGTTGGTGCTTGTCCTTCATAGTTTCGTGCTCGAAGCATCCCCAACTGTTTGGCGGTCGGAGGTTCACTAGACGACCCAAGCGACTGGGTTCGTGCGGGAGCTGCGTTCGTGGTCGTTTGTGGTTGTTCGCCTTGGCGGTACACCTTGACCATTTCCTCAAGGCTGGCGCGTTTCTTTGATCCTTGGTACTGGTAGTTCGCTAGGGCGCGTCCGATGGCGCTGGTCTCACAGTTTTCTAGGGCACTTGTTTTGTTGACCATTGATGACCCGCGAATTTCTTCGGCGTACCCTGTGGTGGTCGGGACTGTGTCGGCTATGTCGGCGTAAAGTTCGGCACGTATGACGATGCGTTGTCCGTCGTCTACGACAATCTCGGTGATGATGCGACCGCGTGGGCAGTCTTTCCAAAACAGTGGGAGGCGTTCGGCTACTTCTGCGTAGTCGGCTGGGTTGAAACTCATGATTCCATGTCCTTTAAGTGTCGGGCCTGTGCAGGCGTTTGGGTTTTGAGATTGTTGATGACTCGAATCATGGCGACACAGCGAGCAGTTTCCTCAACGGTCATTCCCTTAAAGCCGAACTCCTCGGCGCATTTGAGACAGATTCCGCGCAGCTCTACACGCATCCGAATATCGGCAGAGTTGAAGCCACAAGCGCAAATGTTGCAATTCACTTGAAACCGCCCAGACGCATAGCCACGATCGCGTCCTGTGTGCTCTTAGTCAGATTAGACAGATAGATACCGTGCTCCTCAGCAACATAAGCCAACTCAAAAAGCGCCTTACGCAACATCTCAATATCGGTCTTTTGGGCGTCTAACTGCCATGCGGCTGCTTTCATCGCAATCTCCGCTTTAGCAATCGCGGCGGTCATGTCCGCTAACTGTTGGTTCATGGTCGGGGCTCCTTGATTTGTCGGTATTTGCCGTCACGATATACCAGCGGTGTTGCTGGGATCGGATCAACGACTTCTTTTCGTTCTAAACGCTGGCGTTCCTTCCAAGTCAGACCACCCCAAACCCCACAACAATCCTGACGTGTCGTAGAAAACTTGAGGGCCTCATCAAGACATTCTTGGCGTACCGGGCACACTGCGCAGACTGCTTTGGCTTCCTTAATTTTGCGGTTGATATGGCGCTCACCGAACTCAAAGATGAACAGGTCAATATCCATGCCTCGACAAGCTGCGCGTTCCCACCAGCGATCTAGCACAGTTTCCAAGGCTTCCATCCACAACCACCACCCTCGGCAATATCTGAATACAGCAGATAGGCGAACCTGAGGTTGAGGGTCGGGTCGCTCATGGCTTCCGCAAATGGCATGTTGAAAACTTGCTCCACGTACTTGGTGTGGATTTGGTTGATCTGCGCGACGCCGTGGTCGTGGCCGTTAAAGCGGTCTGCCAGTTCAGGGTCACTAGACAGCGGCGTGATGTTGAGACAGCGCGTTTCCTTCCACAGCAGGCGACCCAACTTCTCTAGCGTCTCGGTGTTGTTGGGCCAGCCGACCGTGATCGCAGTCTGAAACCATTCTTGGCATTTGGTGTCCGGGTGAAAGTCGGCAAGTCGAGTAAACGGAACAGTGCTAGTCGTGCTGGTCGTCGTGCTGGTCGTTGTTGTTGTGAGCTCTTCTGCGCGATCCTCAAGTTGTTGGGGTGTCAACATCCCGAGCGTGACCGTGGAGGGCACAGACGGCGTTTTGATGGGGTCTGCGTTGCCCTGTACGCCTGTGATCGCCCATAAGGCGCATATTCCATAAGTGAATATTGATAAGAGTAGGAATCGTTTAAGGTTCATTTAGTAGTCCTCTGATAGGTCCGCAACTGATTTGCGGGTGCTGAAGAATCCCTCCAGCATTGGGTTGTTCTGCATAATTTCGCGGGCCATATAGGCGCGATAGTTGTTGTTGAATTTGAAATCACTGTTGGGGTCGTAAGTGCATGAGTGCTGAAACCGTAGGACTTCTACGAGTGCGCCAATGCCGTAATGGTTGTGCCCGTTGTTGTATAGGGCGTAACACATTTGGGTGAGTCGTTCTATGACCCACGGGTTTGCCTCTTTAAAGGCTTCGTATTTGAGCTTCTCGGCTGGCACTTCGAGAACGTCAAAAAGGGATGGTTGCATTGCTTCCTCCTGCGGTCGGGGTCCCGCTATCACGGGACGCACTTGGTTGCCAGTCATTAGACCGACTCCCAGACCAAATGTCAAGTCACCGCGCGTCGAGTGTAGGAAACGCCTCAATGGCATCTAAAACGGCTTGAGGCAGGCTGTCTCCGCAGACATAGCGAATATGCCATGCTTCAGCGTTAGCGCCGTTTTTGACTTCCCATGAGAACCCAAATTTGAGCGCGTTGCTGGTGGAGAATCCGTCGCCCAGTAACCATTCGAGTCGTTTGCCTGAAGCGGACGCGACATCTATCGCGAGTCCCCAGCCGTGATTACTCGTACCGGGTGTCCCTGCTGGGGCGAAACCTTGTTTCAGGAACCAAACTTGTCCGTTGTATTTGCGGGTCACTTGAGGTTTGCGAAAGTTGGGTTTGGCTTCGTACCGTTCATTAAACAGGGCTGTCTGTTGGGTTAGTGGGCGGTATGCGCCCACGTGCTTTAGTTCTATTGTGTCAAAGTAAGCAGCGAGCTGTAACGCGTTCCATGCGGTGGCCGCGAGGCTGTGCAGTTTGCCGTTCGGTGCTTTGATGTCTCGAAGTAAGGCTGCTTTAATTTCGCCGTTCTTTTGACCTTCTAGGTCTGTTGGCATGATGATGGGTAGTACCGGGTAATTGATCATGATTGGATGCTCACAAAGTTAGTAAGGGTTGCGATGGGGTGTGTCCCTGATGAGGTGATCGCCCAAAGCTCTTCGTTTGGTGGGATTATGACCGTGATGAGTTCGTGTTGCCGTAGAGGTAGTCCGTTTGCGCTGGTGACGTCTGCTCCGCCGATATAGACGTCGTTGCTTGTTGCGCGAACATTTACGCTTCGTGTTGCGTTGACTGCTTTAGAAACGATTTTGACGCGTGTGTCGGTGACGCTGATGTTAGTGCTGATCATCTTTTTGCTCCTTGTCTTTAAGGCCGTTGGAAGCGAGGATTCCAGACAGTGCCCCGGTCAGGAACAGCATCATGGGCGACAGTAGCGACCATGCACTTTCGTCGTTTGGGCTGACTTCTAATGGCTGGACGACGAATAGCAGTCCGTAGAGAAGAGCTGCGGTTGATCCTAGGAACGCGACAGCGAGAGCGATGCCTACGATAAGGATGAGTCGTGCTTTGATTTCGGAGTTGGTGAGTCTTTTCATTGTTCGCACCTTGTCGCTGTGGGTTTGGTTTCGCAAGTGTCTCGAGTGCGGTCGTTGCATCCAGTGATGACGAACATGAGGACGACGGCGAGAGCTGCGATCACGGCAAGAGTTTTCATGCTTCGGTTGGAACTTTGTCAGTGATCTCGTTATCGCAACCACCACAAACGCAATAACAGTCGGGCAATACTGCCTGAACGACGATACCGATGTTGTCGTTCGGACAGCCTTCCGTGTGGCAAGTCACTGTCATTTCTAAGTATTCGCTCATGGCCCTGCTCCTGCTCCTGATAATGCTTGTATTGCGATCCAATGTGAAGCCCAACTACCAGCCGAGCTGCGCTCAATATTAAACGATGAAGTAGTTGGAACATTAGTAAACTCGTACGAGACAGCCGAACCAATTGATTTGGGTTGAGTGACCACGATGGGTGCTTGCGTAAACCTACCGACGACAAAGGTGACGGTGACAGCACTTGAAAAAGTCACTCTTCCCACTGAGTACCTAAACGGGACCCATGAAAACTCGCTGTTAAGTTGGTTTGCGGTCAGGACTGCGCCCGATGTGTAAGTGTTTTGAGCCATAATGTTTCTCCTTTACCAGCCGAGTCGACTGGTGTCTAGTATGCCGTTGACTGAGTCGTCAAGTATGAACGCGCTCCAGTTATACCAAGGCTTCGTCCTGAATGTGACGATCATGTCCTCGGGTGTTCCCGAGATTGTTCGGCCTGTGATCACATTCTGTGTTGTCACTGTCGTTGTTGTTCCGACGGGCTTGTACTTGAGCTCTACACGTTCCCAGATACCGGTCAACATGTCAATCATCTTGAAAAAAGCCTCTTTAGGAGTAAATGTGAGAATGGGCTTTATTTGTGACAGTTTGATCGTGAGACTGGTTGGGACATATTCGAGTGTGTTGTATCGGCTACCGAGTGCGCTAGTCAGGTAGGTCTGCCCTGAGGTAATCAAAAAGACTTGAGGCCATGCAATGACCTTTGTGCCGTAGGTCGTCGTGCTTGCATCGTTGGCGACAAAGGTGACTCCACCGCTTGTGGCTGTCGTTTGTGCTCCAGTAGCGAAGTCGGCTCTGTTGTATGACGCACTAAGAGTTTGGAATGGGATTGAGCTTGAGTTTGGTGTGATGTCCGAACCGTACACATAATAGGGACCGTTACGATCAAACTTGCTCCGTAGTGGCGTGTAGTAGAGAACAATTGATTGGTAAGTCGTGGCAGAGCCAATGAGTGTTGAGTAAACAGGCCATGAGATTGCTGCAGAGGATGGGAGATGTCGAGTGCTGATCAGGTCTGACACTCCGCCGGCGGTCGGTGTCCCTGAGACTGTTTCAACTGTTCCATCGTTGTCGCCTATGGACTCAAAAATTCCTGTCGCTGTTCCGCCAAGTGTTGGGAATTGCACGTTAGTTAGGACTTGAGCGATTTTAGTGGGCATTGTTTCAAGTGATGTGATGCCGACGATATCGGTGCGTGTTGGGGATGAGAAAGTGAACGCATCAACACATGTGAAAGATGCTTTTGAGTCTTTGTACCCAGAGTCAATAGTGAAGTCGGTACAGATGCCCTCAAACAGGTAGTAAGTGGAGGCGGTTCCGTCGTCATAGGTAAAGCCGAGGAGGAACTTCGCTCCGAACCAGTTGGTCGTGGAGAATGTGCCTCCGCCACTTGGCGTGAACTCGTTCAGGAAGTTCTTCATGGTGAACGATGCTGTCGCCGTTCCCATCGTGTAAATACCAGCGTCCAGATCTGTCGTGTACGAAAGCAGATAGGAGCTCAGATCTACCGTCGAACCTGTTGCCAATTTGACCGACAAGGCGGTCGTATAGGTGATCGGGCCTGCCATGTCAGCCTCGGAACGCGGTCGGATTGACTGTGATTGGTAAAGCTCCACGGTCTCGGATGTACTGCTGAAGAGCTGCGACAACAGCGTTCGGATCAGCACTTGAAACATTTACGTTAAGTGTCATGCCTCCGCCCATACTGCCAAGGCGGTCTAACGGGATAACGGCTTCCGGTCCTTTTTCGCCAATCATCGCAATTGTGGGGCCCGTCGTAATTCCTCCCTCGGCTAGTCGAGGCAACTTGACGTCTGGAATAGTTCCGAAGTTCACCCACGGCCCAGCTGCTTTGTCAATGCCGTCAAGGATCGTATTCAGTCCCTTGATAGCAAAGTTTAAGCCCTTTTCCATTGCCGAAATGACTGCGTTAATAACACCCTTGAACGCTCCGCCAATACCGTCAAAGATCGCCTTGCCAAGATCCGCCAATTCAGCAAAACCTGTTTTGACCGCATTAAACACGAACTGGACGACCCCCCACCAAGCCATGAAGCCAGCCTTAAGGGCGTCAATGGCTTTGCCAAAAATGTTGAACTTGACCTGTAGTGCGACGAGAGCTGCGATGATCGCAAGGATGACGATTGCACCTGTGGCGACCCACAGCGCCGAGAATGACGCAGTCAGTGCGGTGTTAAGTGCGGCAGTCGCGGCTTGGATCGTGTTGTACACAGCAAGAGCTGCGTTCGTGGCAATAATCGCTGTAGCAATTCCGCCGATGACCAAACCGAGCGTGACAATCAACCCAGTGTTTTCTTGGGCCCATGTCGAGAACCTTAAAAGTCCAGGAAGAAGTTTTTCAATAAGTGGTGCGACAGCTGCGCCAATTGACTCCTTGAACTCGCCCATCTGAATCGACAAGTTCTTCATCTTGCCTGAAGTCGTGTTCGCTGCAGTTGAAGCTTGATTCTTAAATGTGCCAGCGAGACGACCAAACACTTCGTCGGCGTCAGCGCCTTCCTCAATAAGCGAGGCGAGTGCTGGGTCTAATTTCTTGAGGGCTGTGAAGTTGCCGTTGTAAGCCTTACTGAGTGCGTCAGAGACTGCGCCGAGATCTTTCCCAGTGCCCGCGGATACGTCAAGGGCAAGAGTGAGCAGATCTTGAGCTTGAGCAACATCGCCAGTGCCTCGCACCAGTTTGTCGAGTGCCGGGCGAAGTTCATCGTCGGCAACAGCGGCAGCCATAGAAGTCTTAGTAATGAACTTTTCAACCGACGCGATCTGGGCGTCTGATGCGTAAGTAACGTTCTGAAGTGTCAACCCAAGTTTCTCAGCTGCGGCTTCATCTTCAGCAAACGCTTTGACAGCATCAAAAGCGACAGCGCCAAGAGCTGCGATTGCGAGCCCTGCAGGGACTGCGGCTTTCTTGATTGCAAACGATGCTTTTTCCCCGTTGGTTTCAAGTTTCTTAAAGTCGGCAATTGCTTTGTCAATGCCCTTGGGATTCCACTCGGAAATGATCGGAAGATTGATTGCCATCAGTTGAACTCTCTTTGTGCATCAACCATGAACTGGTCAATGATCGGCTTCAAAGCCCGTTCAGTTTCGGCGACCATCTGATCTATGTCTTTCCACATATAGCGCGACGGTTCACCCTGAAGAGCTGACGCAAAATTAGGTCGGCGATACTTTGACTCTCGGCGCGACTTAGTGCCACCAGCACGGCCAGCCATGTCTGTGATCGCCACAGGAGCACCCTTGGTGACCACACGAACCACTGCGATCTGTTCAGCGCCAGCAGTCGCTGAACCCTTGCGAGGCTTGCGAGTATTCAACGAGATCTGCACCTTCTTAACGTTCTTCCACCCGGTGCGACCGTTGTGATTCATACCGCTCAACGGTGCTGTCGTTGGGACTCGACTGTTGATCAGATCCACCAAAGGCTGAGCCGCAACCTTTGTATCCTTAAGCAGAGTGCGACGAATAGCAGGATTAATCTTCTGCATCTTCTTTAACGCGTCTTGCAGACCGTAAGTATCAAGTCTCACATCTGCAGCCATTAGGTTTTCTTTCTCTGCTCGTTGATGATCTGCACACAAGTTGCCAAATCGTCTGTCTCAAATGTTATTTGTGGAGGCCAGAACCCAGTCTCAACTAGCAGAGCTGCTAGCTGACGTCGGTGGCCTCCTGCGTAGGGACTGCGGATTCAGTCTCCACAACTTCTAGATCTTCTAACTTTTTGACGAACTCATCAAATGAGACTGGGACCGGGTGACCTTGCTGTTTGCTGGCCTCGTAAGCCATGAACGCTAGGTCTTCCATCCCGATCCCATTGCTTAGATCTGATGCTCGTCGTTTGAACTTACGCTCCCACGAAATGATTACAAACAGGTTTGTGATTACTCGGTAAGTCTCACCATCGGTAAGTCGGACGCTAAGTGTTAATTTCATGGTTCTCCTAGTCGGGATTGGATCAGTTTACGGATTACGGTGTGACGATGTCGCGTGCGTAAGTGCCACCCTTGAACACGGCCTCAACGACTGACAGTTCGCCGACGGTCGCATTGATCGGCGTGACGGTCTCTAGGTAGCAACCAGTGAGCGTGTACTCAGGATTCGAAGCGGACTCAGTTGTTCCAGACGGGCTCACAACAATCGTGCAAGTCGTGCCGAACAAAGTGTTCAAGTAGGTTTCAACTTCAAGCGTTCCGTAACCCTGAAACAAGGTCAAGGTCAATTCATTGCTGAACAACCCAGCCGTGAACGTGCGGGAAGTCTGACCGAAACTCGTATTTTCCAGCGCCTCGGCAGTCAAAGTGAGCACCGCTGCAGAACAGTTGCTGGTGAGCGAAATCGCCGACGGAACGGTGACATTGACGGTTGGGTTTGATAGGTAAGTTGTGGGCATTTTTTGTCCTTTTATCTGCGGCTTGAGCCGATTCTAATTGTGAGGTCGTAAGCGGGTAGATCTTGCGATCCAATCTGCGCGAGTGTGGGCCGTCCAGATACAACTGCAAGAGAAGAGTTCATCAGCTGGTCCACTACTCCAAGGATGTAGTTTGTCGAGTCGCTATTACCGGGTGGCGCTCCCAACACTCGGAGATCAATCGTGATGTCCGCTGTTTGGTTATTGAACGCAGTGAAAACAGGAAGCTCAATGAAAACAGTAAGAGGTCGAGCGTTGCGAGGATCAGTGACAGGCTTAAGCCCGAGAGCCGTGATCGTTGCTGAGACAGCATCAATCGCGTCCGTGAAGATGCCTGCCATTTCATGCACACTGCGATCGTTTAATGCCGAGCAACTGGTTCACTCGACCCAAGGTCATCAGCGGTGGTCCTGTCATGTCACCAAACGACGCGTAACTGTCTCCAGTGGTCCCGCGTTCACGGTAGAGCCCTGCAGCGTAAAGCGTGGTTCCTAACAGCACTGAACTGTCAGGGACGGTCGTAAGACTGTCGTGGTAACCAGCCTGAACGCGACGCCTAAAACACCAGGCGTTTGCAGCTGCGACACAAGTAGTGAGAAACGCGGTGTCATTTGCCGTGGCCGACGCGATCCCAAGAAACTCTGTTACAGGTGCGACCGATGACAACCAAGTACAACTCTGGGTCCAAGTTACTGTTCCAGTCGCTGAAGCTCTTTGATAGTTATCGAAGTTTGATTTGACAAGTAGTTGATTCGTGATGGTGACTTCATTATCAAAAATGAAATCACCTTCAAAACCGACACCAACAAACAGAAAAGTAGGGACAGCCTGAACGATGTAAGTCGCATCAAAATCGTTTCCTACTCCTGCAACAACAATCGTTTGACCGATCGTGATGTCGGTGGCCTCAAGGGTCTGAATCACGGCGTAGTCGTCTACACGTTGTGCGTGCGTGACGGTGAATACGGCCATGATTCAGATCCTCTCGTAGTTTTCGTCTATCAGACGAAAGCGGCCTTGATGGTGAGGGTTGGGTCAATGACCTTGGATGCCCAGTAGCCACGGAACGCGATTTGGCGTGAGAGCTGTGAGGGCATTTCAACGGAAACTGCACCCTTCGCCATTTCGTAGTTCTCAAGTGCACGGGGGTCAAGGATGGTCATGCCAGCCGAGGTCAAGTTGCGGTCAACGACGACGCGCAAACCGAAAGCAAACGCGCCCTGTGTTGAAGCGACATTGAGCGAACCGTATGCGTTCATTGGGCCCACCTGTGGGAACAACGGACGGTCAGCGGTATCGGACAAACTGCCCATCAACTTCCAGACGTTTGGTGACACAGCCAAGATGGAAGGCAAGTTGCCATTCGAGCCAGTCAAGATGTCGGCAGCTGCGGTGTACATCCACTCAACCCAATATGCCGGGTCAGCAATTGATGCGTTTGCAAAGTTGTTGCTGTTGGTGGTGCCAGTCTGCAATTCCGAGCAGGCGAGCAAGTCGGTGCGGTCTGCGTACACGCGAGCCATGTCGTCAAGCAACGGTCCGAGTGCTTCAGGCTGTGACCAGTCGATTGCGGCTTCGCTGATTTCAACATAGCCACCCTGAATGGTCTTGGTGATCTGAATGTCGTCAATGCCGAAAGCCGACGCGGTGATGGTCGTGTTCTGTGTGGCAGTACCCACTGATCCATGGACATTCACTACAGGGCGAATGAAGACTGAGCCTCCCTGCGGCATGGGTCGAAGCGTGGTTGCATCTACGAGAGGGCGCGAGCCGACAAACGAGTTGAACACATTTTGGATGATGGGGGTTGGGATCACACCGGGGATGTCAGGCGTGGTCACGTTGGGAGCTGCGGCGCGAATGTTTTCGTTGAGTTGTGCGAAATCGCTTCCTCCACGAACGAAAGCCGAAATGTATTCGGACATTGACGGCAATTTGAATTCGCGCTTGGCGGTTGCATAGATCGGTTGAGTCGCGATTGCGGCTTCAACGCTTGTTGGTTCTGACATGGTTTCATCCTCCTCGGATGGTGTTGTTGGGGTTGTTTCTGTTGGGATTTCTTCTTCGGGTTCGTCGGCCTGAGCAACTAGGTCGCGTATTTCTGCGCCCGAGAACGCTGGCACGGCGACCAAAGACAATTCGACTAGCGAAGCGCGAGTGACGACGGTGGCTTTCAGTTCTTTGTCGTAGTACGACTCTTGGACCTCGGCACCTACGGACACTGCGTCATAAGCGCCTGAGCGGATAAGTTCTACGGCGTCCGCGCTGGCTCTCGTTTTTGCGAAGGTCGCGGTGAAGCCCAAGCCCTCTTCAAAATCTGCCAAAGCGTTAACGGTTCCGCGTAACTGCGTGAGGTCGTGCCCTTCTATGAGCTTCGCGGCTTTTTGATTGATATCAAAAGCGCCTCGCTCAAATGCCACACGCTGTCCGCCTAAAACGGTTGCGGTAACTGGAGCCCACGGGACTGCAATTCCAGATATTGACGCTGGTGCGTCCTCTTCTGATTTTGCGAAGTCAACTGTGGGTAGATCGGCTGTAAGTCGAATCATGCCATTTCCTCTGATCTGCGTTCTTCTGCTGACGGTTCGTAAGCAACGCTTGCTAAATCGTTCTCTGCTAAATAGTCGTCAATGTCAAATTCGACATAACGGCCACGGGGCAAAATGTTGTTCATTGACAAGGTTTGTTCAATGCAATCCAAATATTGTTTTGCGCCAAACAAGTAAAGGTCTTGTCGTGCGGACTGTGCGTTTTGGTACGTGTAGCCCTGTACGCCAATGCCCAAAAGGTATGCGGGAATCCCAGTGGCCCGAGACAATTCAAGTGCTTGGAATTGACGCGACTCAATCAGTTGCAACTTGTTCGGGTCACTGGAGAACTCTTTAAAAGTCACGACGCTGTTAAGTGCGCCAATGGCACCAACTTGTCGAGCGTTACGCCAAGCAGCTGCAAGTTCTGAAAGATCCTCGGCTGACATTGGTTCAGATGCGTCGGTCTGCTGAAGCCACCCGGCAGCAATCTCATTGACAGCAAAACGATCCGATGCCTGTTGCAGTTTGATCGCTGTAGCAATTGCGCGGTTGCCCGTATAGAGCAGACCTTGCGACGGTGCCAAGAATTGGATGACGTCATCAGTGTTGAGTTGGACGCCGTTAAACATGATGTCATTGGACGGTCCGAAACGCTGTGCGGTCTG